ATTGGCCGTTATTGGAAATCATTAGGTGGCGGATCAAACTTCTCAGGTTACTGGTAGACCTTATTCTGAAAAAAAGGAAGACGGTTATATAATTAGAGAGTTCTCTCAAGACACTCCCTCATTTGAATTCGTATGGCATAGAGATAAAGAAGATCGTGTAGTTCAAGCTATGCACGATACTGATTGGCTATTCCAGCTAGACAACGAGATTCCACAGCAGTTATCAGAAAACAAACTATTTATACCAAAAGAAACATATCACCGTTTAATAAAAGGAACTGGTGATTTAGTTGTAAAAATATGGCAAAAGGATTAACTTTAGGTAACTATTTAAAAAAACCTAAAAAGAAAAGACCAGGCATTCACGCAAAGTCGAAAATGTCAAAATTGAAAAGTTCAAAGAACTATAAAAAAGTATACAGAGGACAAGGAAAATGAAATTATCTGATATCATACTTAACGAAGAACCAGGACCAAGACAAAAAGTGGTAGATTTAAATTCTATTAGTTTTGACTTACTTATTTCCATGTTCGGTAAAAAGCCAATGTTTGGTTTTAGTTTACCCAACCCTGATGATTCTTCAAGACAAGTATTTGATCAAGATTCATTAGATAGTTGGAAAGCAGGTATAGAAAAGAAATACGGAAACGTGAATATAAAAATAGACGTTGAAGCTTCTTCTCCTTGGGAAAAAATACAAGTTTTAGATGATAAGTTTAGAGCTGATAAAGAAAAGTATACAGCCGGAAAAGCAGCCTGGCTAGATAAAGAACGTGCTGCAGGTAGAACATCAGGATTAGATTAAGCTTATGAAACTATCAAAAATTATACTTGAAAATAAAAAATACGTAGTAAGAGAACAATTAGACCTATCTGATGAAGACGTTTTAAAACTAGCTGAGGCTATAACAAATAAACTACAGGACTATTTAGATATAGATAACAGAACACTTCTTCACCAATCAGTATCTGCAGCGATAGGTGATTTACTACAAAATAACGAATTATAGTTTGTTTATATGAAAATAAGTTCTTATCTTATCTAATAAGATACGGACTGGTTATATGGACTATACTTTCCTTTTAGGATCCATAGAGAATATTTTAGGCAAAGGTCATAAAAAAGCTAGAGATAACTATGCTTTTCATTGTCCTTTTTGCAATCATCGCAAACCTAAATTAGAAATAAACTTTCTCACTAACGAAAAAGGAGAGAACCCCTGGGAGTGTTGGGTTTGCCAAACTAGAGGTAGGTCAATTAGGTCTTTACTTAAACAGTTAAAAACAGCTCCTGATGCTGCTAGAGAGATTTTAAAGTATCTGCCAAAAGGAACACAAACTAATTATTATAGTAAGGACATAGTAGCGTTACCAGATGAGTATAAACCTTTATATGACTCAGACACCAATTCATTTGCTGCTAGAAGAGTAAAAAAGTACCTATATGAGAGAGGACTTTCCGATAATGATTTTATTAAATATAGCATTGGATATGCCACATCTGGAGAGTATGGAGGACGAATTATTATCCCAAGTTATTCTGAATCCGGCACACTCAACTACTTTATTGCAAGAAGTTATGACAACAACTTTTATAAATACCGAAATCCCGAGTCTTCTAAAGACATAATCTTTTTTGAGAATTTAATAAACTGGAATCTTCCTATCACACTTTGTGAAGGTGTGTTTGATGCAATAGCTATTAAACGTAACGCCATTCCACTACTGGGAAAAAGTTTAAACAATTCTTTATATAAAAAAATACTAACTAGCAATGTACAGGATATTTACGTTGCATTAGATGTAGATGCTAGAAAAAAAGCTTTACAAATTGCTGAAAAGTTTCTCAATGAAGGTAAACGTGTTTTTCTAATAGACCTCCCTCAAAAAGACCCTTCAGAAATGGGGTTTGAAACTTTCACCAAACATACTCAAACTGCAAAAGAATTAGATATATCTAGTCTAATGTTTCATAAATTAGAGATATAATGAACACGTTACATTTTATAGCAAAAGGAACATCATATGTCAACTATCTAATAGAGGATAGAGAATATATCGGCGATAAGTTTGATGTAGTTATACACACAGATGAACCAGATAGAATGAAAAAGTTCTACAAAAATGCTGATATAAGAAAATATGAACAACATGTTTTTAGATATTTTGACAAATACACACTTACGTATAAATTAGTACAGGAAAAGAAAAAACCTGTTATGTATATTGACGCTGGAAGAATACGTTCTATTTTTTCTACAGACTTACCACATTTTGATGAAAAAAAGATCTACAAAATTTACACCAACTCAAATTGGGGTGGTATAAAAAATGCTGCTAGTTTAAAAAATATGAAAAGTAACTATTATGAAGATGGATATTGGGACAATATTTTAGACTATTTTGAACAGCAGGGACTATCTCTAGATAACATTATTCCTCTACTAGAAAGAGTATTTGTTTTTCCAGTTAACTATGAATTACCTTTAGTTATAGATAAGTTAGAAAGTGTAAGACAATTATTTGAACATAACAGTAAGCATAAGAAACATGTTTACAAAGGAATAGGAAACGGTGAAGGTTTAGCATTAGGGTATGCCTTAGCTATGTGTAAAATAAGTAATTTAACTATTGGCCAACTACCCGTAGTTAAACAAAAAGCCCTTTAAAAATATAGTATTTTGATTAAACAAGGAATGAATATTCTCGAACAAAACGAGAAAAAACGATTGGAGTTTAATTCACAACTTCAACAGATTAACTTTCTCGATAGGAGAGTTTATAAGAGAGGCGAAGGAGTATATTACCCGTCCGTAACAACCATACTCTAATATATGCCCAAAAATAAGTTTTTCGAGTCTTGGCTCAAAGACGTTGGGCATAACGCCGATCTTATTATGAGAAGAGCAGGTAAAGAAGGTACTCAAGTACATGAAGCCTGTGAACGGTTAGTAAAGGGCCAAGAAGTATCATGGATGGATAACTACGGTAATGCAAAATACTCTCAGATTGTATGGGAAATGATTTTAAAATTTGCTGACTTTTGGAGAACTTATAAACCTGAACTTATATCTACAGAAGACTTTGTATGGTCTGATGAGCATCAATATGCAGGAACAGCCGACTTAGTTGTAAAGATGGATAAGCAAATATGGTTATTAGACTTAAAAACATCTAACAGTTTACACAAATCCTATGACTTACAGCTTGCCTCATATGCTAAAGCATTAGAAGAAAGTAAAGGAATTAAAATAGACCGAACAGGTATACTTTGGTTAAAAGCTAATACAAGATCCGCTTCTAATAAAAAAGGAGTATACCAAGGAAAGGGCTGGCAAGTTAAAGTTGTAGATGAAATAGATAAGAACTTTGAACTATTCCAGATGATATATAAACTCTATTCATTAGAGAACCCTGTAACAGAACCTATTTATAATAGTTACCCAACGATTCTTAAACTATGAGAAAACTTTGTATCTTAGCGTTATTTTTCGTATCTTTAACAAGCTGTAGTTCATATCAAGTAGCTCGTTATGAGGTAGAAAGCGTACTTGCAGTCACAAAGGCTGGAGATACAATTCAAGTTCCTATCTCAGAGTTAAGAAGAGAATATAACTATAACACTTTTAGTGACTGGCAATTTTACTATGGAAACAACTTATGGTATAACTGGTATGATTGGAGACTTAGGTATCCTACTTGGAATATGTGGTATTATGATTGGTATCGTCCGTATAGGAGAACGACTAGGTATTACAATCAATCTACGCCAAGGGTCTTACCACGACGTGAAATTCCACAACCCAGACCAAGAGTACAAATAAATGGAAGAAGAAATGAAACTATCACAACTAATCCTAGAAGCACGCAACAAACCCAAAATCGTTATAATGGCGGGAGGAGCCGGCGCAGGGAAGTCGTACCTTCTCAATCAACTAGACCTAGGATCTCTACCCCTAGTCAACCCAGACAAATACGTAGAGGATCCGGACAGCCCAGCATACAACAAACTCAGCCCAGGGGTCGCTCTAGCCAACAAGGAACCAGACCAATTAACGGACGAAAAAACTAGCTTTGTTTGGGACACAACAGCATCTAATCCTGCGAAAGTAAAAGATATACTTTCTAAAGGGTACGACGCTTATATGGTAATGGTGTACACTCATCCTGTTATAGCATATTTATCTAATGCCAAAAGAAAAAGACAGGTACCTTCTTCCGCTGTTTTCTCCACCTGGCGTAACGTATACCAGTTAATCTCAGATTACAATAAAATGTTAAAGGGCAACCTCTCTATTTTTGTTAATGATAGAGGAGGAGAGTTTAACGATTATATTAAAGAATTTGATACAGCAGCTAAAAACGGAGCAGCAGGTATATCAGATTATTTAGAAAAATTAAATGATAAAGAAAACATAGGCGGTTCATCTTTTAGACAACCGTACGAAATGTCTGATCAAGAAGAACAAGAGTTTTATAAAGCTGTAAAAGATATCGATTATGATGTTGAAAATTACAGTGAAGATAGAGCTTTAAAAAAATACTTTACAGACTGGTATAGAAAAAACGGCGTCGGACCAGGAGATGATAAAATGAAAAAGAAATTAGATTCATTTAGAAATCAAAAACAAAACGCTGCTGATAGAGAAAAAGATGTTTTAGACAATATTGGAGAAATGCTCTATAGTCCTCTTTTTCAGGAAAAACTGATACACTCTACACCAGCAGAAATAGATCAAAAAATTCAAAACTTCTTATCATAATGGCTACAGCACTTTACCCAGGAGGTTTTAAACCACCGCATGGAGGACATTTTGAAGTAGTTAAAAGACTATTAAATAATACCCATAACGGTAAAGTTTATAATTTTGACGATAGAGAAACAGCA